GGTATTGCATATTGCTGATGATATTGCCATTTTGTATCTCCTTTATGGTTGTTTTGAGTCTAGAGGAAAACGAAGAACCCCATCATAGTGTTCATCACGTCTTCTTCTGCCTTGTTGTTCAATTTGCAAGCCTTGTAATGCTTGTTGATAGCCTTGCTCATAGTATTGAAGCATATTGTCAGGTCCCTTCAAAAATCTAAATGCTTCACAAAGTGCAGCATAAAGTAAGACTTTTGGAGCGTTTGTGCTCACCCACGTTGTTGTGTTTGAGCTCGACAATCCATCTTCTTGCTTGTTCAAAGCTAATTCTATATTATATGCAGAATTTGGTGTAGGCGCAAGGTATATTGTATCTTGATCCCACATTGCATAATATTTCGGTTGAGCCTCTGTCTGACGATTTGGCCAATATTCATTCATAAAAGTTATGTCTTTTTGATAAATGTAGTATCTTACAGGATTGGCAGAATCATATATTTGAGCTGATCTAATAAAAGCCAATTGCCCCAAGTTTGCACCAGGTAATGATACAAAAGGCACGCCTTGTGTTAAAGTTGCATATTGATAAGACCTAAAAATATCTAAATCGACTTCTCTAAATATCCTTTTTTCTGCATGTTCAATGAAATCGTTTACTATTGTATCTGACAGCACTGTGCTATCAGTTTCAGTGTAATCTCTAATTTGAGTTACTAATTCACTATATGTTGTCATGATATCACCACAGTTACTTCACCTAATTTTAAAAGACCTAATAGCTCTTTATCATCTTCTCTTGGCATCATACCATCCGATTGAAATATATTTTGTGCAAACATATTAATTCCTAAAAGAACATTTGCACTTACGGTTTGAGGTCTTGCGTTTTGCAAAGATTGAGAATCAGTCGGGTGATATTTTGGATCTAATTGTGGATGCTTTGCTTCAAACTCACTGACATGAACTGTTGAGCCATTCCATTCTTTTACCATTTCATTATAAGGAAAAGCCATACCAGATCTATCTGATATTCTTTTTGCAAATCTACCTGTAGCGTATTTACCCATTAATAACCACCACCAGTAGGATAATAAGTTTGAGGTGTAAGGTATACGCTTGTTCTTTGTCCATCTTCGTCAGCGGCTCTTTTAAATTCATCTTCATATAAAAGTTTTAGTGCTTGCATTCTTTCTGGCGCTTTTTTCATAGATATGTAATAAGCTAAACCCGCAACAAGACATGGAAGAAAACGAAAAGGAATCTCAGAATTATTTGTGTAATCACCAGAATCAGACATGCGAACAAGAGCGTAATATATTAGAGTATAAGCTGTATCAGCTGCAGGATATAGATATAGTGTTGGGCTTATCGTACGTTCAAAATAAAATTGAGTTGGTCTTCCGCTGGTGGTTTTAACTGTGTAATTCCAATACGTTGCTCTACTAATAGCATCAACTGAATAATCATTGTTGCTTGAATCTCTTATTATAACATCAGTTATGTCAACAATTTCTTGTGAATCGTTTGCACCCGAACCAAATAAATTTGTGCCTGTTAAATTAGTTGTTGAGGCAGCTAATGCTTTTTCTTGTTTTTTAACTGTCCAAAGATTTATACCTCTGTTTGCCCATTCGGCAAGCATAAGGTTTAGTGAACGTTTTGCAGTCTGCAAATCATTACCAGAACGAATCTGCAAACCACAACGTTCGTATGCTTCTTGACATATTTGATCTATTGTAAGATCAAATGAAGCTGTTGATGCATATGTTGGCATCTAGCCTTTCTTTCTTCTACCTAAAGGTTTCATCGTCTTTGGAGGACGAGTAGGCATAGGGCCTTTTCTTTTAGGTGGGCCTTTCGCTAATAATCTTTTAATTAGAGCCATTGTGCTCATATCTTTACCTGCAGGATTACCTTTACCTGCCATTAGCATACCCTTCATTTTTGAAGATTTTGATTTGTTGGCAATTTTTTTTGCTGCAGCACTTCTACCTGTAGGCATGTCTGCTGTAGTTCTTCTTTTAAGACGTTTTAAAGCGTCTCTAACGCCACCGCCTTTAGCCATTTTTTTCTTAGGGCCCATCATACCGCCCCCAGCCATTTTCTTTTTAGGACCCATGGCACCGCCGCCACGTTTCTTAATTAACATTCCACCGCCACGTTTTTTAACTGGTGATCCACCTCGTTTCATGGCCATTTTCTTTTTACCCATCATATTGACCTCCGAATATTCGTTTATAGGTTTTAGCTCTAGATACTACAACGTCTTGATAGTACCCTTTTGGCCACTTATTGTAATAACCAGCCTTGTGTAGTTTATCAGAAGCTTCCTGTAATTGCGAGAACTTTTGTGCAAGCATCATAGAGTATCGTAAATCGCTTTCTACAGTAGGGGTGTCCCCATTTGGAGTGACGAGAAACTCTTGTTCCTCCTCGTTGGCTGGGTTGTGGGGATGAAAACCCATAAAAAATATATCCTTTTTATTATACCAATGATTGTACGCATCTATTATATTTTGAAACTCCTCAAGAGAGTAATTAAAATAAGGATCACAAAATATCAATAGTTCATGAACAGCAAAATCTAATTGTTTAATGTGAGCATTTAATTCTGATTTGTACCACTTATGTTTTCTTTTTACCTCTACTACAACTTTATTGTCAGCCCATGTTTTTTTAGCAAAAGGACAAGCAGGATAGCCACCTAAATGCTTATTAGGTATTTCCAAAAAATGTTCAGACCACTTACGTACGTCTTGTTTTATTTCTTTTTCTAATGGCATCTTTACCCTTTCTAAAAATACTAGCCACTTGTGATTTACCCATAACCTTTGCTCTTTGCTCGCCTACTGTTAGTATTTGAATTTTTCTAGCAAATGGTTTGTTGACTCTTTTAACTTTTGCCACTGTGCTCCTAGCATCAGCAGGAGTAGCAAACTTGATAGACACAGTATCACGTGGATTTTCGTCCGTATAGAGACGTCTTCCACTACCTTTTGGTTTTTTACCTGTGCCAACTCTTGGATCTTTTCTAGAAAACACCTTTAAATTCAAACCCTCTAATGGCTGCACCAGATCTTCTCATTAAACCACCGTTTGCTTTTGCAAATGTTTTTACGTTTGTTGGTTTTCCGCCAACACCTTGAGCTTTAGATCTTTTTCTTTTTACAGCAGATCGTCGTTGACTTTCAGTCATGCTTGCAGCTTTTGCTGCTGGAACACATTTAGGATATTTTCTTTTTGCGTCAGCCTTTTGTTTAGACCTTCCGCATTTTTTAAAACCACCACCAGGTTTTTTAGATCCGATGTCAACCCAATCCTGTTTAAACCACTTAGCTAAACCTTTATGACCAGACATTAGCTAAACTGCGTTTGTTTTCTTTTGCCTTCCATAACGGCACCACAAGCTCTTGCCATGCCACCAACATTCATTGATGAAACTTTTTTTCTTTGTTGTGATATTTTATTAAAATCAATAGCACCACCCATGGCTTTTTTAGGACCTCTGAAATCCTTTCTTTTTACACCGCTAGGATCTTTTATTTTTCCTGCACATATTTTTGACGCATAAGCATTAGCGTATGCGCTAGGATATACTTTAAATTTACGTTTAGCTGCTGCTTTACCTCTTGGACATAATTTTGTCATGGTTTCCTCGCTGTTTGTCTTGCTCTTTTAAAATTAGCTGCAGTTGGTGCACCTTTTGCTCCTTTTTTACGCATTTTTTCGCCACGCTTTCTTTTAGCATGAATGTTTGCATATAATCCTTTTCTCATCCTTGCCCCCTATATTTAACATATTGGCGTCGTTTATTTTTGTTCTTTGGCCTACTGCGTGGAGAACGACCTATACTAGTCCTTTTTTTAACTGGTGTAAAGTATTCGTTACTAGGTGTTTTAGCCATACTACATTTGTGATAAAGGATTTTCTAATGCGAGTTTTATTTTCTTCTCTACCTTTTCTTCTAGCTCAGTCATGGCTGATTCCAACTTATCCGTTAATCGTGCCATGTCATCCTGAATGTCCTTCGTGGTATCTCTTAACTCCTGGTTGGTTTCTCTCGAATCTTCTTTAACTAATTGTTCAACATCATTTACTATTTTTTCTACACGTCTTACATCTTGTCGTAAGTCATTTTTGAGTTCGTTTGCAACATCGGATACTAGTCTTATTTCAGACATGATCATTTCCATTTCTTGCATAATCATCTCAACCTCTGTTTGTATAAGATCTGTCTTGCTTTTCATCTCTTCTTTTGTAAGAGCGATCTCTTTGTCAAAACCAGATAGATCTGGTGCAACATATTGTTGTATCTGTTCTTTCATTGTTAGGTAATCTTTGTAAAATTCAAAACCACCCCATAGTCCACCACCTAATGTAGTTAGAGCTGTGATGATAACAAAGATCTTTCCGCCTTTGAACTTCAAACCCGCAAATTCTACTTCTGCCATTGTAACTCTATCATATCATTCATCATGCCATCACTACCACCAAATAAATACCACTGCGCTATATTGTTATTCTGTATCTGTGCATCTGGTATCATATAGTCAGTAAAAAAATCTAATCGATCCTCTAGTTGTTTTTGTGATTCAAAGAAAGATTTTGTATCTCCTAACACTTGCATCACGATTAATGTTTTTAACTGATTTGTTGAGTCATATCTACCTTTATCACCCATCTTCTTTACAATTTTCTTTGCAGCTTTTTCTTTTTTAGATTCTGGTTTCTTTACAGGTTTCTCTTCGGCTTCACCCTTATCTTCTGGTTCTTCCATATCCTCTGGTTGCTCCTCATCTGCCTCAGTCTCTTGAACGCTCTCTTCCGATTCAGACTCCTCTTCCGCATTAGTTTCAGCTTCTGTAGAATCCTCTTCAGTAGACTCATCCACGGATTCTGGCTCAGCTTCAGCTTCGGGTTGAGATTCTGGTTCTGGTTCTGGCTCATTTACTGGCTCCTCCATTTCTGGTTCTGGCTCCATTGTATCTGGTTCTGGAGCAACTTCAATCTCTTCTGTCATTTCTGGCTCTGGTGCTGGGATTTCTAACTCTAATTCCATCTCCATTTCCATCTCAACTTCAACGACTGCCACCTCTACTTCAGGCATTTCAATATCCATTTCTGGTAGTTCCATCTCAAACTCCATCTCAAAACTAGGCATCTCCATTTCCATTTCTACAGTTTCGTAAGATACCTCCATGTCTGGTTCATCAAACTCTGGCTCAAAAAACATATCTTCACCTGGTGATTCTGGCACTACGATATCATTGTGATCAAATATATTTTCTACAATATCTATAACTTCTGTTTCTGTGCTACCACCATAAGCAACCCACATTTCTACAGATGTGATTGATTGTGTCACTATTGTAGATACAACGTTGTATAGGACATTTATGGTAACATCATCAAAAAGCGGTCCAATTGCAAGGTTAATATCACGTCCTCCAACCTCTACAATTATGGATCCCCT